GCGCGGCGTCGCGCGCAATCAAAAACTGGATGTAGCTCGAGAGCGTCCGATGCTCTTGTTTACTGCGTTCCAGGGCGGCGGAGAGAAGCGGGCGGGGCATCGAGATCGTGCGCTTTTCGGTTTTTTTCTTTGCGTCTTTCCTCATACTTGTGACGCGGAAAGTATGAAGATTGGTCAATGGGGTCAAGACCTAATGTTCACAAAAAGTTGTTTTTTTTCATACTTGGTGTGAATGTTGGTTCACCGATGAAAACGACGCGGAAACGAAAAGAGAAATTGTGCGAGCGGAGGACGATTTCTTTCGATGCGGATTTGTATGCGCTGGCGCACCGGCGGATGCAGGAGGAGGGGGAGACGATGTTCTCCCGCTACATCCAGCGGCTGGTGCAGCGGGACACGGCGGCGCTGCGGGCGCAAAATTTGCAAACGGCGAGGGACCTCTTGGCGCTTAACGAGGGAAAAGCAGCGGCCCAACCTCACACAGGGCCCGATGTGCACAATGCCACTGCTGCCGGGAACATCTTGAGGCCCTCGCAGAGCTTCGGTGGTGGGTCCTCAATTCGCCCAACGACTATAAAATACCCGAAGGGTGGACGGCGGAAATCATCGACTTGAGTTTTTAAACATGAAAAGTATCCAGACAGCCATGCGACACCTTATGCTTATCTTGGCGGCGAGCCTGATGCTTTCGCCGATGGTTTTTGCAAACTCTACGCGTGACGCGCAGTTTTACTTAAACTCGCCGGAGAAATACAAGGGGAAGCAAATCACGCTGTATGCGGCTTTCGTGACGCGCCGGGGGAAGGTTCCAGACTTGAATGGCGTGGAGTTCCTTGCCTACACGATGTCGCGGGACGGTGACCAAACTTCCTACATCAGCGTTTTAGTTCCGAATGCGAAGGCGGATTCTTTTGCGAGGCGCTACGGCACGGACTTCAAATACCAGAACGGTTCGCCGCGGAAATTGTCGATGCGCGGATTCTTGAGGGAGATCGACGATACTTGGTTTTTGGAAATCGAGGAGTAGCGCGAGCCGGAGGCTTAACGCTGGAGGCGGCGGAGGGCGGTGAGGGCGTCGCAGACGGCGGTCTCGACCTCGAGGATGGTGATCTCGTCGAGGTCGGGGAGGGCGGCGTGGAGGACTTCGTGGATGGTGGTGCGCTCGGGGTCGAACTGGGGGTTCACGATGATCTCGCGGTCGCTGTATTTGCATTCGCCGTGCATCGTGAGCCAGTGGTCGCCGTGGCGCCGGGGGGCTATGCGGCGGAGGAGGAGGCGCCACCATTGGCCGCGAATTTTTAGCCGGGCGGTGCGGTGGGCCATGACGAGGGGTGCTACGCCTTTGCCAGGATTTCGAGGACTTGGTCGCCGGTGGAGGCGCGGCGGAGGCGGGGGGGGAGGTATTCGCGGAGGCGGCGGCCGGGGAGGTGGGGATGGCGTTTGTGGGCGGCGAGGACGGCGGTGCGGAGTTCGGCGCTGATGGGACCGACGGAGGCCGCGGGCGGGGTGGATTTTTTGGTGGGGGATTTTTTCTCGGGGAGGTCGGCGAGGATGCGGTAGCAGGTGACTTGGACGGGGCGCATGCTGGCGGCGTCCCAATCGGAGAATTTTTTGCACTCGATGTCTTTTGCCTCGATGGCGTCGCGGAGGAGGTCGTGGACATTGCGGTCGGTGGTGCCGAGCTGGCGGGCGGCTTGCTGGCGGGTGAGCCAGCCTTGGTTGGGGGGAATGCCGTATTTGGCGGCTTTGTGCTTGGCGACGAGGGCGAGGAGTTTGTTCATGACTTGGGTTTCAAAAGGAGGGAGGCGTAGCTGACGCCGTCGTTGATGGTGACATTGACCATCTGGAAGTTGCCGGTCTTTTTGGAGATGAAGCGGACGAGGTAGCCGTGGGTCCACTCGGTGGGGCGGGTGTTGGCGTAGAGGGGTTGGCGTTTGCAGAGGCATCCGGGGTTCCAGGCGCTGATGAGGCCGACGCCGGGGAGGTGCATGGGTTTGTAGGCGGCGCGGTGGGTGTCGAAGAAAACGATGTTGGCGGCGGCTTTTGCCATGGCTTGTCCGGCGGCGTCGCGGGCGTTGCTGATCTTGTGCACGAAAAACGCTCTGTCGATTTTGACCCATCCTGGCGTGTCGCAGTCGCCGTGGGTTTTGCCCTGGTGGTAGTAGTGGATGCCGCGGTCTTTGAGCCGCAGGACATGCTCGGGGCAGAATGTGCGGCGGAGGAGGTCGGTGTCTTTGTGGTGGGCGAGGCGTTGCGTGAGGGCCCAACGCTCGACGCGCCATTCGTGGTTGCCCTCGATGTAGTGGACTTCGCTGGGGCGGGCGGCGGCGAGGATTTGGTCGAGGAGGCTGTTGGCGACGGCTACATCGTCTTCGTAGGAGTCGTCCGTCTCGGCCACATAGCCGAGCGTGTGGTGCTCGGCGAGGAAGCCGCCGCAATCCACGAAATCGCCGCCGACGATGAGGCGGTCGGGGTTGAGGGATTTGAGATCGCCCAAGAAGGCGGCCATGGCGGCGGGGTCGTGCTTGTTGCCGTGGACATCGGAGAAGATGACTTCGACGATGTCGCCGGTGCCTGCGGTGCTGGTGCGTGGGGTGATTTTTTTGGGCGGGCGGGTGAAGCGGACGCGCTCGAGGGCTTTGACGGTCTCAGCGTGGGCGCGGCGTTCGGCTTCGAGCTGGGCGCGGGCGGCGGCGGCTTCGTTGAGCGCGGCGGCGACTTGGCTTTTGGAGACGATGTTTTGGAGTGCGTTGGGTTTTTTCATTTGCCGAGGATTTTTTGGAGGGCGGCGAGGAGGGCGGATTGGGCGGCGGGGGCGCAGTCGTTTTTGCGGCCGGGGGCGATGTCCGCGTGACGGACGATGTGGGTGATGGGGATGTCGAATTGGTCGAGGAGGGGGAGGAGGTATTCGACGGCGGACAGGATGGCGTCTGCGCTGAGGGGGGTTTGGTAGGTGTCGCCCTCCCAGGCGAGGCCGAGGCAGTAGGAGTTGCAGTCGCGGCGGCCTTGCCAGGAGGAGACTCCGGCGTGCCAGGTGCGGGCTGTGGGCGGGGCGAGGACGGTTCGCTTGCCGGTGCGGGCGATGATGCAGTGGTAGCTGACGGCGCTGCGGGGGTCCATGCACCAGGAGACGCTGCCTGCGTAGGCGCCGCTGGTGTGGTGCAGGACGATGTGGGTGGGGCGGATGGTGCGGCCGACGCTGATGTTGGGGGTGCGGCGGTTGGTTTGGGGGTAGAGGCGCGTCACGGCGGTGACGGGGAGTGGGGCGGCGGCTGGCTGCGCTGGCGGCTTGGGGGCGGGGGGCTGAGGGGCCGTCGGGGACGACGGCGTTCCTAATAATCGGCTGAGCCAGGCGAGGATCATTTGCCTTTGCGGATCACATTTATCAGGCCGATGGCGGAGAGACCGGCGGCCAAAATCGCCTCCTGCATTTGGGGCTCGATGACGATCCCGGCGCTGGTTAAAATTAGGAGGAGGCCTCTCCAGGTGGAGTTCTGGGCGAGTTGGTTGAGGACGGTTGCGATGATTTTGTTCATTTGTCTTTTAGGGTTTTGGGTTGGCTTTTTAGGAATTGCTCCCAGGCGTGGGCTTGGGAGGTGCTGGCGGGGGTTTGGTTTTGGACGCGGGGGAGATATTGGACGGTGACGGAGACCTTGAGGTCGCCGAGGGCGCCGCGGGATTCGCCGAAGGGCGGGACCGGGATGGTGACGCAGCCGGTGAGCAGGGCTGCGAGGATTGAAAGAAGGGCGGGTTTCATGGCCGCACTGACGGCCATGGTGTCAAACTCAGCGGGCGCGGAGGGCTTCCTCGATGCGCTTGGTGCGCTCGTCGATGCGGGCAAGGGTCTCGGCGCGTTCGGCGGCGAGGCGTTCCATGTCGCTCAGGCGACCGTCTTGCTTTTCGGAGCGGAATTCCACGGCGCGGACTTTTTCGGGCAGGATGACCCATGCCTGGCTGGCGGAAAAAAATGTGGCCAGGAGCGCGATGGCGGCGATGGCTTCGCCGACCTGGAGCCGGATGCCGGGTCGGCTGCGGACGGGCTCGAGGCTCATGGGGCGGTGAGGGCGCTGGCGAGTTGGTCGCCGGTGGTGGCGACGGTGCTGGCGTTCTTCAGGCGTTCGCCGATGGACCCGGCGGTGGTGAGGCTGCTGGTGGCGGCTCCCCAGACGGCGCTTGCCACGGCGGTGGGATCAAGGACGGCTGTGCCGGTGGTTTGCATGTTGGCCCCTGTGCCTGCGCTGGCGCTGTGGGTATTCGGCACGGTGAATGTGACCGATGTGCCGGAGACGATGGATGCGATGGTGTAGGTGCTGTTCCACTCGGAGTTCGATGCCCCGGTGACGGTGATCTGGTCGCCGACGACAAGCGGGTAGCTGTAGGCGAGTGTCGCCGCTGCGGTCGTGCCAGATCGCGTTGCGGTGAAGGGCATCGACGGTCCGTAGTTGACGCTTAATGCGACCGAGCCGCGTGCGGGCACGGTGAGGCGTCCGGTGAGGTTGCCGCTGGCGTAGCTCACGCCGCTGCGGACATCGGTCGGGTTGGCTTGGCCGAGGTTGGTGTCGGCGGTGTAGTAGCGGACGAAAGAGTTGGCGTTGATGCCGTCCAACGCGTGCTGGATGTAGCTGTTGGCTGGAGAGCTGTTTAATATCCAACGCGTGGAATTGATCGGCTGCGTTCCATTTGCAGAAGATATAAAAGTGCCGCTGAATCTATTGGTAGCGCTTGAGTTTGTAGAACTAATAGCCGCAAATCCGTTTGCAGCAGTAAATGTGCAGTTGGTGCAGGTTATCGCCCCGCTCAAACCATTTGAAAATCCAACATTTAAGTTTGATGCGGATATCGTTGAGTTTGTAATTGTAACAGTTCCCGTAGAAGAATTTGAAACTCCCGGAGCCGACTGGGATTGGGTTGTTGAAGCTGATATTGTTGAATTTGTTATATTTAAAATGGAATTAGCGGCTGAATTTGTTATTGCGCCAAAAAAGCGTCCTGAGGTCAGGCTTCCACCATTTACAGAAATTGTTCCATTTGATGCGTTATTTACACAATATCCATTATCAGACAATAATATGCAATTAGTTAAATTTATACTTCCGGACGAAGAATTGTTTATTCCATGATTTGAAGTATTTGTTCCAGTTGTAATTGTTGATGCAACAAAATTTATACTTCCAACATTTGAATTTGTTGCAAAAATTTGATTACCGGCGGAAGCAGTTAAATTAGAATTCGAAATTGTTAAAGTTCCATTGCCGGAATAATTAAAACATGGCGATGAAAAATTTGAAAACTGCAACCCATCAAGAGTTGCTGAATTTGCTGATACATTTAAACAAGTTGAAGTTCCTGCGCGTAGATCGCAGGTCATGTTGTAAGTCGCATTCATAGCAAATCCGCCGCCGCCTGTTGTGGCTCCTGCCGCTGTGTTGCTTGCAGTGGTAATCGTAGCGCGGGCGCGGGCTTGGCCTGTGCCGCTCCCAGCTCCTGTAGCAAGGAAAATCGTGCCAACCGTATTGGCGGCTGCGCCGATGCCTGTGAAACTTGTCGATCCGACGCTGGTGATCTCATACCATTGGCCGGAGACAAATGATCCGGCGTTGACGGTGGGGTTGTTGGCTCCGCCTATGTTCACATTTTGGTCGATGGTGACGGTGAATCCGTTTGCGTAAACGGTGTCGCCGTTGCCGGGGAGGACGCCGCCGTTCCATGTCGAGGTTGCGCTCCAGTTGCCGGAGGCGATTGCGCGTGCTGTTGCCATAAAATTAGAGTCCTTTAGAGTTAATAAATTGCTGGAGGGCGGATTGAATCGCACCTACGGCGACCAATGTTTGCTCGTCGGCTTGGTCGAGTTTCCCGATGCGGAGGTTGATGGCGTTCTCGGGGGATGTCTCAACGGTGCCTCCCTCAATGCGAGTCGGTACCAGATTGCAGACAACGCTGGCGTCTGGCTGGCCTTCGGAATTGTAGCTTCCAGAAATGATGAGACTCAGCGAATAGCGGTCGTATTCCTTGCCGTCGATGGTGATGGGTGCGGATGCGGTCATATATGGATATGGTTGAGGTTTTAGGAGTAGGAAAGTGAGGCTCGGTTGCTCCACGCGCCGGTGGCGTTGAGAGTGGTTGTGGAGCCGTCGCTGGCGACTTCGATGCGGGTGATGTCCCAGCCGGAGCTGGTGGTGGCGGTGCCTTCTGGGGCGCGGCCTATGTAGTTGTAGGGGGCGGCGAAGGCGGACTGGACGAGGTAGGCGCTGGACCCGCCGATGGCTTGGACGATGCCGGACGAGGGGTGGCGGGCGTAGAGTTTTTTGTCCGCGTGGTTAATGGCGATCTCGCCGAGGGCGAGGTCGGAGGTGGTGGGGATTTTGGCGGCTACGGTGCTTTTTTTGGGGATCAGGACATTGGCCATATCGATGGAGTTTTAAGTTTTAAGAATTAAGTTTTAAGACTGGCCCCGTGGAGCGGCGGGCGGAATGGACCGCGCCGCCGCTGTAGGGTGGACGGTTAGTATGTGCCGCCGTCGATGGTCACATCGCTCAGCGTGACGCCGGAGATGGCGCCGCCGGTGATGCTGACATTGCTGCTGGCTTGGGTGGCGATGCTGCCGAGGCCGAGCGTGGTGCGGGCGGCCGAGGCGTCGGCGTCGTCCACGAGGCTGCGGCCGAAGGACGAGAGCGTGGTGACGGATGCGGTGCCGGAGCCTGTGAAGTAGGGCAGGGCGTCGGCGGCGGAGGTGAGTCCGGCGAGGGCGGCCAACTCGGTATCGAAAGCCTGGACATTCGTGCCGATGGCGAGGCCGAGGTTCGTGCGGGCTGCGCTGGCGTCGGTGAGGTCAGACAGGTTGGACGCTTTGGCGAGCTTTGTGCCGATGCTGGTGGTCAGCGTGGTCGAGAGGTTCGCGTCGTTGCCGAGGGCAGCGGCGAGTTCGTTCAGCGTGTTGAGGGCCTCGGGAGCGCCGTTGACGAGGTTGGTGACGGCGCTGTCCACATAGCCTTTGTTCGCTGCGTCGTTGGCCCCGGAAGGATCGGCGAGGCCGGTGATTTTCTGCGAGTTCAGCGAGACGGACGCGGTGGGGGCGGCCATCTGGTCGAGGCGCGAAGTGCGGACCTGGCTGTCGAAGTCGCTGATCTTGCTCGCGGTGAGCGTGGGGATGTCGCTGGCTTCGAGGTTGGCGCCGACGGTGACGCGGCCTTTGGCGTCAACAGTGACCTTTGTGTGGGTGCCTGCGCTGACTCCGCTGTTGGCCAATGTGACGGCGATGGAGGCGTTGGCGCTGCCGTTGAAGGCAGAGGCTGTGCCTGTGGCGTCGCCGGTGAGGCTGATGTCGCGGGCGGTCTGGAGCGTGGTGGCTGTGCCTGCGTTGCCGCTGACGGAGCCGGTGATGGTCTCGGAGAAGGTTTTGACGCCGCCGACGGTCTGCGTGCCGTCGAGCATGACGACTGCGCCTTTACCGCCGATTTTGTCATTCGTTGTTCCATCGCCGATGTAAAAAATCTCATTTTGGAGATCGTATGCTGGAGTTCCGGCATCAAGAGCCGAGGGAGGTGCGCCATTTCCGCGCAAGAATTTGATTTTTGGGTTCGCCA